CCTTGCATGATTTTTGGAGTAACAAGTATTCAAGGAAGAAGTCCCCTATTTCATTTTCTAATGGAGGATGGTGGTGTTTGGTGGAGAATGCCTATAAACGCTTTCTGTGAAAGACCGGGCGTACCTGAAGTTGATATTCACGATCTTGTTCTTTGGAACTCTTTTAGTCCCCATGTATCTGTTACTGAATTCCAAGCAATGAGAAATATGAGAATGACTTATGTTGCTCGCTCTGGAGAATTCGTAAACGGAAAATACCTATTTACTCTTGACTGGCATGCTCCAGACGATAACACTATAAATCTTGGCTTCAGCACAAATCCTGGTCAACACAAATGTGGTCATGTCATGCTTAGAGATGACGGTAACTACGCCATACAGCCAAACAATAGGGTTAGGTTATTTGACCCTTCTTTCACAACCAAGACAGGAACTCTGATTGAAAGATTTGTTAACACCAGAAAATGGGATGTTGAAGATGCTAACAAGTGGAAAACATCTGATGACAATAGATACCATTATGACATTGAGTGACGGAAGAAAAAAACTTGAGCAACAATACGGAATGGAAGTTGTGGTGCTATGCTGTCGTGAGTGGAAGACACACTACGGAAATGGACATTTCGGTAAATGTGGAATCTGCAATCAGCAACCAAAACTAATGTCAGGAAAAAAATGGGACAGTTAACTTACGGAAGTCTATTCGCAGGAGTAGGCGGATTCGATTTGGGATTTGACTCCGCAGGATGGGAATGCAAGTTCCAAGTTGAATGGGATAAGCATTGCCAAAGCGTATTGAAGAAACATTGGCCGGATGTGCCAAAGTTTGAAGATGTAAGAGATGTCAATGGGGCAGACTTAACACCAGTGGATTTGATTTCATTCGGTTCACCATGCCAAGACTTATCTGTAGCAGGTAAGCGTTCAGGACTTGAGGGTAATCGCTCAGGTCTATTTTTTGAAGCAATTAGAATAATAAAGGAGATGCGCAATGCAACCAATAATCAATATCCAAAATGGGCAATCTGGGAAAATGTACCAGGTGCCCTCACAAGTAATAATGGAAAAGACTTCGGTGAAGTCCTTGACCAAATGGCAAACATCGGGGCACTGGGAATTGAGTGGAACATCTTGGATGCACAGTGGTTCGGAGTCCCCCAGCGCAGAAGACGAGTATTCGTCATCGCTAGTTGGGATTCTACAGCCCTTGAGCGAAGTAATGGAAAAATTCTATCTGTCCCCGAAGACAGCAGGGGGGATATTAAGAAGAGCCGAAAGAAAAGGAAACAGGCTTCCAGAGCCATTGAGACAAGCACTAGTGAACCTATCTGGTACGGAAAAACTGGATTCAGCAAATACGAACAAGGAGGAGTGAGTCTATCAGCGTCAGATCATAAGCGCCCTGATATGAATTTCATTCTAGAGCCTTATGTGAAGGTGGTGAGGTCAGGAGCGAGAGATGCCGAAGGGAACCTACCAGCAGAAGTCTGGCGTAGTGAGAAAGTTAGTCCAACGCTTAACGCATTCGACAACTCAGGAGAAAGTAGATCCACTGTTATTATTGTTGATGGTACTAGAGTTGATGATGTTCGTATTTATGATGACGGTATCGTACCTACGCTAAAGCACAGAATGGGTACAGGTGGTGGTCAAGTTCCTCTTATTGGTGAACAAGTTGCTATCCCCATTCAGGGAACAATCATTGGGAGAGCGGATACATCCGGTCCTCAAGGAAAAGGTTTTGGAGATGTTGGTGATCCATCATATACGCTTGATACAATATCACAGCATGGTGTCTGCACTCCGGAATTAATACTCAGGAGATTGACTCCACTAGAGTGTGAACGGTTAATGGGGTTCCCTGATGACCATACTAAATACACATCAGACGACAAAATTGTTGCTGATACGAACAGATACAAAATGTGCGGGAATGCTATTGCATCACCAGTAGCAGAATGGATTGGAAAGGAAATTAAGAAATGGATATCATAGTTAATGAAGAATGGCTGGCTTCTCAAATGGGGGACAAAGCTAAGGAGTTTGTTGAGTGCATGAGGATTGTGCAAGACATTATTGACAATCCAGATCATTATGTTGGAATGCAAGCGATAAAGTATGCAAACATATTGGCAGCTTATAGAACACAAATGATTGTTAAATCTCAAGGATTCAAGAGACGGTCTAGTATAATGAATGAGCAAGATAAACTTGTAAACGATGTTTGGAAAACAATGTATGAAGCATTGACCGAAAACATTAACGCCCTTAAAATTTCGGGTAAAGGAACTTACAATTGAAATCACTAAATAAATTAAAGGCTCCCAAGGTAGAGAAGATACTTAAATCAGACGAGCAGGTTACAGCAGAACTGCTGACTGCTATTGATGATAACCTTGAAAAAAGAAATGCACCTGCGATGAAAAAAGTAGGTGGATTCCATCCGAGTTATACAAACCAGTGCGCTAGATACTGGCATTACCTATTTGAAGGTCAAGAGGTGACAACCTCCTTTAGACCACAGACATACCGTATTTTTGACAATGGCCATGCAGTACATGAAAGGCTCTATAGTTATTTAAGAGAGATGGGTATCCTCGTTGCCGAGGAAATCCCGGTTACGCATTCTGATCCCCCAATTGAGGGTACTGCGGATGGTATAATTGACTGGTACGGTCATAAACTTATTGAATTAAAATCAATCAGTATGGAAGGCTTTAATTACAGACAAATGTATAATAAGCCCAAAGATGATCACTATAGGCAGGCTCAAATCTATATGAGATGTTTGGATTTGCCAAGCGGTTATGTTATTTATGAGAATAAGAACAACCAAGAAATCCTCCCCATCTTTATTGAAAGAGATGATGAGTTTATAGACAAACTATTTAAAAAATATAATGGCATATATACCAACTTCCTAGAAGGTAATATGCCTAAGCAGCCATACAAGAGGACATCTGCAAAGTGTGCTCAGTGTGATTTGGCTGATAAATGCTGGTCAGGGGATGTTTAGAGAAGAACCAAGAATTTGTGTAAACGATAAATGTAATAATGTATTTGTTGCAAAAGTTTATAACGCTTTATACTGTAGTGTTGAATGCAGAAGATTAATAACTAATAAGAAATTGTTAGAAAAATATTATGAAACTAAAGAAAACAAACACAGAAAAAGAATTTGTAAGACAAAAAATTGCACAACAGTATTGTCAAGTTATAATAAGGAAACTATTTGCGAACAATGCAAAGGTGAAAGATTCATACAAAGACTTATTTCTTGGGGATATGACGAAGAAAAGCTTAGAAAAGAGATATAATATTTAAGTGAGTCTTAAAGATATCGTACAGAAAGAAAAGTGGAATAAAGTCCTCGCAATAGACCCTGCTTCGCACTCTCTTGCTTGGGCTATTTTGTCTTGGGATAAAGAACTCATTGCTACTGGCAAGATTGATCTTTCCAAAGAAAAGCAGCAGTCAGAAAAATTCAATAAGATTAAAAAAGAATTATTAGAAGTTGTAGAGAAGCACTCCCCTGATGTTGCTGTTATTGAACAATCTGTTTATATCCAAAACTTTCAGACAAGCAGAATCATATCTTATATTATCGGATTTACTTGGGGAATAATTTCAGACAGATGCAAGAAGATTGAAGATGTCAGCCCATTATCTTGGAAGCCAGCAATTGGTTATAAAAATGTTACAAAAAAAGATGGTGAAATTCTAGACAAAAATGGAGTTAAAGGCTCTATGCTTATTAAAATGAAGAATGAAAGAAAGAATAGAGTAAGGGAAATAGTCGGTGTAGCATTCGGCAAAGACACAGACGGAATTGACGATGACGATATTGTTGACGCAATTGGAATCTCCCTATGGTACTGGAAGGTTAAGAAAAATGGCTGACGAGCCGTATAAAGACCGGACATGGCTCTACGAGCATTATGTCAAGAAGCGCATGAACCTGACTGACATCGTTAAGGTTCTTCAGCAAAGTTATGGGATAAGCGTAACCTCCCAGGCTATATATAACTGGTGTAAAAAATATGATCTTTTAAAGTTTAGAGGTAAGGGAAGAAACTTATCCGCTACAGCTTTAAGAAAGCCGAAATCTCCTATGCAGCTTGAAGTCGAGAAGCGTAGAAGAGATCAAGCAAAAACAACAAAAGCAAGAAAAAAAGGAATGGGAAGATGAAAAGGAATGTAGTAGGCAAGGATATTTTAACTTTTGCCAAATTAGACATGCTCTATAACCAAGTGCGTGTAATTGAAGCAAAACAAAATGAAACCAAGTATAAGTGCTTGGGGTCTGGCAACTGTTGCAAAATAGGATTGGTATTACCAATGACTGAATGTGCAAACATTGCTTTCAAGATTAATCAGGAGTATTACTTGAAATTAGAAAACGCTGGGCAAAGGGTCGCTGATGAATGGATTTTGGGTATCATAGATTCCCTTAAAGAAGCCATGACAGATGAAACTTGGAAAGATGGTGGAGAAACAGAAAGGCATTGCGCTTTCTACAAGAATGGATGCACCATATATGGCTACAGACCAATGGTGTGTAGAACATTCGGAACCATAACAACAGTTGATGAGTTCTGTCCAAGAATTAGAAATGCAAACGGAGAGATTGATCACTTCGTAGGAGAGCCTATTCGGACAATTATCAAGCAATATCAAGATTTGCTTGCGGAGTATGCACTAGGCAAGCATGAGAATTATGATATGAGCCTCTATATGCCGCTAGGCGTATTGAGTTTCCTGCTTGAAACGGATGAGTTAATTGAACTTTCTAAAAATACTGATGAAAGATTCTGGATTGGGACTTCCGGCTGGTTTAATTATCGTGTTCAATACACCAAGATTCACGGCTACTCTGTAGTTCAGTTGAGAAAGTCAGCAAACGCAA